TCGCCCTGAAGAAGATAGGTTGCCCCGAGAACCTTCGCACCCTTGTCGCGGCCCAGTTGTCTTCACGCACAATCGCCTGCACCGCCCTCTCCCTGGTCGTCAACGACAAGAAAGACTCCGGCGCCCCCCACACCCTCATCGACAACTGCCTCTTCAACATGGCCGTGTGTATGGACATCATGAAAGACTACCGCAAACTCTACATCAAGGGCGACGATTCTCTCGCACGCGGCCGTGACGTTTCCTTCGACATGGAAAAGCTCAAGGAATACGCCTCCGAGTGTAGCTGGAAATTCAAACCCGCCTCTGGTCCATCTGGAAACTTCGTATCTTTCATCATCAACAAACAAGGCTGTGCATTCGATCTCCCTCGCATAGCTGGAAAAGTCCTGACACGTGGCTACTTGAACAAAGACGATTTCGGCACTTATCGCGACGCCATTGGCGTAACGTTCAAAGATGTCGGACTCACCGCTGGAATCCAAATGGCCCGCGTCAATTCCTTCCACTACAACGGCACCGTCGAAAACACCGCGGATTTCGACTCCCTTCTTTCTTTCCTCCACACTTTCGCCCGCGGCGAGATTCCGTTTACACGTACCATCAAGATGCTCGCCCTCACCTACATCACCGACGGCGTTCGTGACCTTGGCGATTCACACTCCATCGACACATCGAAACGCAGACGCGTCCCGATTCTCCGCTCGGAAACCAAAATCCGTCCGAAGAAGAAGTTCACCTCTCGCGTTTTCGGGGCCCTCGCACACACTTTCGGTTAGGGGTCATTCGTGCTTGCACCTCCAACCCTCCACCATGCCCCGAACTTGCACTTGTAAACCGACCAAACCCGCCTACAACCAACGATGGTTTGCACTTCCACCGCGCAACAAACCACCACCCAAATCCAAACTGACCCACCGTGTTGGCAACAACGTCATTGCAATCGTCCAAACGATTTTCGGCTAGGGGTTAATTATCTCTAAACATGGCTCCACGCATGCGCAAGAATAAGACCCGTAAGAACGGAAACGGTAAAGGAAAGCGTAACGGCAACAGCCGTCCTCGTACTACCACACGCCAGAATATCCAGACCGGCTCCAACGGCCTCTCCAACCAAGGTGCGATTCATCGCCCCATGATTACGAGAAAATTCGTTGAAGCTGGTTCCGACTTCCTTGGCCCCCTCACCGTCCGATCTTCACCCAGCAACACTGCCGAACGCATTCTTCTGTCCAACTCGATCAGCCCGTCCGCTTTTCCTGGTACTCGTCTCACCCAATTGTCTAACCTTTGGGAACGTTATCGATTCCGGAAATTCAGACTCCGGTGGGTCCCCGCCGTCCCGAAGACCATCGCCTGCCAACTCATTGTCTACCAAGACACTGATCCCCTTGATGACCCCACCACCATTTCAGACCCAGACGCTCTGGTTCGCCAAGCGACTGCCCAGGCAGGTTCCCAACAATTCAACTTCATCAATCCCATGTCCATTGATTTAGCTCGCCGTTCAGACGATCAACTTTACTACACCGGTGTTGATAAGCAGAACGAGCGTTTCAGTCGTCAAGGTAACTTCTACGTCATCCAGGTTACCGATCCCCTCAATTTCAACGGAGGCCCAATCACCACGGACATCATGGCCGGTTCACTTTACGTCGATTGGGTTTGCGAATTCCAAATCGCTCAGATCAATCCTTCCGTCGTAATGTCGAACAACCCACCCGATCAATTTTCGTCTCCCCTCATAACCACCGCTCGTCTGATTCCCCTCGGCTCTCCAGCCGCAGTCTTAGGAACAGTAACCACGAACGGACCTTCCTTCCTGTATTTGAGCGGCATCAATATCACTCGAGATCCCGCGTTCGACTCCCTAATTAGTGTACTCATCAACAACGTTCAAACCAATAGTGTCTTCAAGCTGTTGGCCAACACGTTTGGTGCTGAGACCTCACTTCTTTCCCTACCCGCTGGCGTTTATGACATCAGCATCACCGCATCCAATGGAATAAACACCTTGAACACTTACACCGTATCTGCTGTTTCTGACCA